CCCCTCGGTCGGGATCACCGGCAGCGCGCCGCCCCGGCCCGCAAGCCTGGGACGATGCAGGTCCGGCACCAGCCGATAGGCCCCGGCGGGCACCACGGCCTCGCCCCCCCCCGCATCGACCAGCGTCAGGCTTACGATCCCGGCAACGGGCGAGACTGGGAACGCCTGCTCGGCATCGCGCCAGCAGTCCAGCACCCACAGGAACCGGCGGCGGTACAGCATCTTGCCGATCCGCCCCTCGATTGCCGCCATCGCCGCGCGAAGGTAGGCCTCGATCAACCCATCCTGCAGCCCGTCATCGGCAAAGCCCGATCCCAGCCGCAGATGGTCCTTCATCTCCTCCACCGGCAGCGCCGCTGTCGGCACCGGGGTCTCTTCGGTCAACATCATGGTCAGATCTCCGCCCGCGGCCGGGCCTCAGTGGGGGGTTGGAGCGCAAGGAAAGGGCCCGGCCCCCGCAAGGGGACCGGGCCGCCACGTCACGAGACCGCGACGCGGAGAAGCTTGATCGCCGCAAAGTCGGTGATGTCCCCGCCCACGCGCTTGTTGGCGTAGAACAGGACATTCGGCTTGGCGCTGAACGGGTCACGCAGGATCCGCATGTCGGGGCGTTCCGCGATGGTATAGGCGCTGCGGAAATCACCGAAGGCGATCGGGAAGGCGTTCGCCGCCACGTCCGGCATGTCCTCGCAGACCAGCACCGGATAGCCCATCAGACGCGACGGCTCGCCCGCCGCCAGACCGTCCGACCACAGGAACCGGCCGTCCGCATCCTTCATCTTGCGCACCGCGCCCACGGTCTTGGAGTTCATCACGAAGCTGCCGTTGGCCCGGTAGTCCGCGCCCAGCGCATAGACCAGGTTGACGATGCAGTCCGCCGGGTTCGCCGCAAGGAAGTCCGCCGCAGCGCCGGTGGGAATATAGCCAAGCTGGCCCCAGACCCAGGACGCGTTCGCCACCTTGGTCGGCAGCAGGATGCCGCGCGGCTTGTCCACACCATCGCCATTGATGAAGGCCGCTGCTTCGGCCCGCAGGAACCGGGTCGCGATCTTCTCGGCCAGCCAGCCCTCGACGTCAAAGGCGCTGTCGTCCAGCAGCCGCTGCGAGGCTTTCGGCATCGCCGCCAGTTCGTGGAGCTTGATCGAGATGCGCTCGATGATCGGCGTCGCGGTCTCGGTCGTGGCGGCCGCCTCGGTCGCCCAACCCGAACCAACTTCCGAACGGTCGACGATCACGTCGAACGAGGTCGCCTCGACCTGCACGACATTCGCCACCGACCGAAGGCTGGAGGTGGACAGCAGCAGCGACTGCACCCGCTCTGCCGTCTGCGGATCGACCAGATAGCCGCCATCGGCGGCCACGGCAGTCGACAGCGCCTTGCCTTCCAGGGTCAGCCCCCGCAGGCCGTCATCATCGCCCGACCGCAGATAGGCGTTGAACGCCTTCTGGTGCGGGGCTTCCACGTCCGCACGGGCCGAAAGTGCGGGGCGGCCATAGGCCATCGTCTTTGCGTTCAGCATGGTCAGTCGCTCTTCCTGATGTTTCAGTGTGGATTTCACGTCGTCCTGAAAGCGGTTGAATTCGCTCAGGAACCCGGTCATGGCGGCCTTCGCCTCCGCAGCCGGAGTTTGGGCCCCAGAACCCTGGGCAGGGGACAGACCTTCCCCGGCCCGAGACTTCATCTCGGTCATCTTTCTTCCTCTCGCTTGATGGTCGGACGCCGCGCTACAGCCCGGCCAGAGTGCGGCGCGCGTCCTCGAAGACCGCCGCCATGTCGCGCCAGTCGTCGTCCAGGGCTTCCGCCTTGGCCGCGACCCGCGCCTCGGGAAGCATCGGGAAGGTCACCAGCGACACCTCCCAAAGCTCCAGTTCCGACAAGAGGCGCTGCCCCTTGCCGTCACGTTCCGCCTTGACCGTCCGGTAGCCGATGGACAGCCCGTCGATGGCCCCGGCAGCGACCAGCGCCGCCGCCTCGCGGCCCTTCTCGACCTCGGTCAGGATGCGCCCCTTGACCCACAGGCCCGTCGCATCCTCCCGCACCTCGTCCCAGACGCCGATCGGTTGGGCGGGGTCATGCTGCCACAGCATCTTGACCCGCCCACCCCGCGCCGCCAACCGCTTCAGGCTTGCCGCATAGGCGCCCTTGCGAACCACATCGCCCCCCTGGTCGGTCTTGCCGAACAGCGAGGCATAGCCCTCGACCACATGGCCTTCGGTCACCACCAGCCCGGTCTCCGCGCGGTGGAACTTGCGTTCCGGCGCTCCAAAATCTGTCATCCCTTCACCTCATCGCTGCCTGGATGACCGTCTCGGCCATCTGCGCCAACAGGAACGCCGCCACACCGTAGACGCCGACCCAAATCCGTTTCTCCAGCCGTTCCAGCGTCGCCTCGATCAAGCCAAGGCGATACTCCAGCCCCGCCCAGCGCTCGGCCGCAACGCGCTCGTTCGCCTCGATCCGCAAGGTCGCGGCGTCGAAACTGTCGTACAGAAAGCGTGAGCCGCCCTCGCTCCGCCGTGTGGTCATTCCCCAACCGCCAGATCATCGGCCAGGGGCGGCAGGCCCAGAAGCGTGCGCTTCTCGGCCATCGTCAGGAAATCCGCCGCTCCGACGCGGGCCCATTGCTGGTCGCGTTCCCCCGCCAGCGCCGGCACCTGGTCCAGGTCGGGCCGCAGCTCCACCGCCTCGCCGGTGAATGTCGCCAGCCAATGCGCGATGTCGGCCAGCACCTTGGTCGCCAGGGGCAGCACCGTCAGCCGGTAGAAGGCCCGGTTCGCCTCCTGGTAATTCGCATAGGTCGCATCCCCGGGGATCCCCAGCAGCATCGGCGGGATGCCGAAGGCAATCGCAATTTCCCGAGCCGCCGCTTCCTTGGTCTTTTGGAACTCCATATCCGAAGGCGAAAAGCCCATCGGCTTCCAGTCCAGCCCCCCCTCCAGCAGCATCGGGCGCCCCGCATTCCGCGCGCCCTGATGATGCGCCTCCATCTCGCTGACCAAGCGGTCGTACTGGTCCGACGACAAGGACGACTGCCCATCTCCACCCTTGTAGACAATCGCCCCCGAAGGCCGCGCTGCGTTGTCCAGCAGCGCCTTTGACCAGGCACTGGCGCTGTTGTGGACGTCAATCGCCACCGCCGCCGCCTGCAAGGGCGAAAAGCCGTAGTGGTCGTCCATCGGATGAAAGGTCTTGAGGTGGCAGATCGGGCTCACCGGCCCGGTCACGTCATAGCGATGCGTCCGCCCGGCGACCGTATAGTCATAGGCCATCGGCCAACCATCCGCGCCCGGCACCACGTTCATCCGGTCAGACCGCAAGACATGCAACTCGCCCGGGATCGCCTCGGCCCCCGGCACCGCCTCGACATAGGCATTCCCGGCCAGAAGAAGATACCCATAGACCGCCTCCAGGAACTCCGCCCTGCCCTGCGCGCCGTTCGGTCGGCTGATCAGCCCCAGCACCGGATGCGTGTCGAACCGCTGCTCGGCGCTCTGGCACACCAGGGGCAGAGCCGCCGCCGCCTCGGCAATCAGCCGCACCGCGCGGAAGCCCACCGGGTTGCCCTGAAACCCCGTGCGCGTCAGGCTGGCCGTGTCACGCGGACTCCACGCCACCCGCCCCGAGGAGCCCCAGGCGATCACCCGCCCCACGGCACTGGCCTTGCGCTCCGGCACCTCTGCCACCGGCGCCTTTCGCAGAAAATCGAACACCATCTCGCGCTCCTTCATGCCCTTGGGCAAACCGCACCCGTGCCCTGCCGAACCCGGCAGGACCCCCGCGCCCCCAGGGGGCCCGCTTTTCCGTTCCTCAGATTACAGCGTCCGCACCGCTGGCCGCTTCGCCTGGCCCATCGGGGCCACGATCAGCTCGGTCAGCGCCCAGACCAGCGCGTCCAGCCGGTCGGGCGACCCCGCCCCCTGCCAGCCGACCGCCGTCATCTGGCACATCTGGTCCTCCAAGGCACCCAGACCCCGGACATGCGCCACCCGGCCCTGCTCGTACAAAGCCGCCACCGGCTCGGCCCGCAGCATCTTCGACCGCGTCGCATGCACCGCCTTGAACGGCACGCCGGGGTCCAGCATCCGCACCACCTTCTCCACCATGTCGCCGCCCTGGTTGACCTCGGCCACCAGCCGGTCCGCCCCGTGCCGCTCCATCGCCGCCAGCGCCGCCCGCGCCCAACCTTCCGGCGAGGCGCCCTTGACTGAGGCATCCTCTAGCACAACCGCCCGCCAGTCCTTCGGCTCGCCCCGCGTATCCGCGCCGACCACCACGATCCCGCATTCGTCGCTTTGCTTGGTCGAGGTCACCGGCGGGTCCACCGCCACCACGATCCGGCTCAACACCGGCGGCTCGATCAGCCGCGCCCGCTCCAGCATCGCGGTCGTCCAAAGCGCATGCTCCTCGTCCTCGACCAGGACGCCCTCCAACTCCTGCCGCCCGATCCGAGTGCCCCCGTACCGCGCCTGCACTTCCGCGAGGAAGCTTTCCGCCAGATACGCCCGGTTCGCCTCGGTCGGCGCGTGGGTGATCACAGTCGACGGGTTCTTCAGGATCGCCTTCAGCACCGCCACATTCCGCGGCGTCGTCGTCACGACCGACCTTGGGTTCTTGCCCAGCCGCAGCGCGAACTGCAGCTGATCCCAGGCCTCGCGCCCCTTCTTCCACTTGCCCAGCTCATCCGCCCAGGCCGCATCGAACTGCGGACCCCGCAGCGCCTCGGGCACATGCGCGGAAAACACCTGCGCCACCGCCCC